GTTTGCCCTCTGCTTCTTTTTTCAGCACCGCCTGTAATGCCTCTTTCCGAAATGGATCATTTTCCAGGCGGGCAATAGTAAACACCTTCTGAGCGCTCTCATAGGCGCCGGCGGCAGCTTCTCCAATCTCACCCAGCAGATTGTTGGATAACTGCTCTGCAATGGATAGCTGAGCCGCTGACAGGCTCCCTCCGGTAATGCTCCTGGCATTTGTGTAGCCTGCCGCATCCTTTTCCGAATGATAGAAGATCTTTTCAATCATCTTCGGCACATAGTTCCAGGATTCGTCCACCAGCCCCTGCAGAATCTTCTGAATCCGTTCCAAGGCTGCAACCTCGGCATAATCCACATAACCAGATGTACGCTTGCGCTTGATCTCGTTGATGATATCCCGTTCTGCTCTCAGGAATAGCAGCCGCATGTAGCTGGTAACATCCGCATGATCCGGCGGCCTGATCAAAGTTGGCATGGATCATCACTCCTCTTCATTGTCTGCGCCTGCCTGAAACTGCGACGGCACCATAAGCCCCGCCATAGGATCCTGCATGGCCTTGGCATCACTGTAGGTCTTTCCTTTTCCCGCCTCGATGCTCTCATCCGTAATGTGGCTGTAAAGCCCTGTTTCATCTGCCATGCCGCGAAGTTCCTTCAGCGCCGTAGCTGCGTCAATCAGATCGTTCTGGTAGGCGGCCAGGATTGCATTGGTCTTCCGTTCACCCATCTCTGCCGTTTTCTCCGCATCCGGTGTCTGCATCAGCGGGAAGTCGATATCCAGATCATCTGGAATCTCACCCCAAGCTGACAACGCCATAATCGGAAGCAGGCGCTCGATAATGGGTCTCAGTTCTGTCTCCCGCAGGCCATCAATGTAGTCGTAGTAATTATTCAGGTCACTCTCTCCGGTAGCGTTCATGCCGGCGGGTGACCGTCCAAACAGTTTCGTCACTGGTGTGCGGGCCGCTCCGGCCACATCCATCATCATGCGGTCATACACATCCGGAAGGCCCGTAAAGGTGTACTGCGTGTTGTGCATCGCATCTCCTTTGTTGATGATGCGGGTGCCGAAATTGCTTTCCATAACAGACTGCGCCTGCATAAGCCGCCAGAAATTCTGCTGTGCTTTCGTGTTTGCTGATCCAAGCAGCTGATCCAGTCCATCCGATTCCAGATAATTGATATTTGCCCGGAAGGTCAGCGCCGCAATGTTGGCAGAAACATTATCCCGCTTCACGACCTCACTGTAGACCGCCTCAATCTCCGACTCTCCCCAGTATTGCTCCACGATCTGCTCCATCCAGGGAAGTTCCCTGCCGGTGAAGCGAATCACGCGGCTGTGATGCACCCGGACGGCAGTGCTGCCAGTTTCTTCATCCCGGATTGTGTAATACTCTGGCAGGCCATAATCCGGATCTTCCGGATCTGATACCATGCTCCCCTCCGGGAAGATACCAGACCACCGATCCAATATCTGCAGTCCTAAGAAGCTGTCCGGCATTACCGTGTTCAGATCCAGCGGCTGACTCATGTCATTGTGTCCCTTGATCAGAACAATGCCTGCTGCCCCGCCGTACAATCTGCCCCAGTACATTCCCAGAAGCAGTTTCTTTCTGATCTGCGTTTTCTGCTCAAGGCGCGTCATGCGATCAATGTAATCAGGTCCAACCGCCGACTTGATCGTGCACCACTTCCGCATAATGTCATTCGGGATTGTGGCTATGATATTCTGTACAATCCAGTTCTCCCGGTACAGGCTGGTAAGCAACTG